CGCAACCGCGCATACAGGTCAAGGTCCGTCGCCTCGACGGCTTCGCGCCCTTCCCTGCGGTAGAGATCAAAGGGCAGTGTCGCTATCGTCTCCGCAAGGAGCCTGACGCAGCTCCACACCGCCGACAGTGTCAGCGCCGATTGAGCCGTGACCGCCTTGCCGCTCGCCGACCCACCGCCGCCCCATGCGGCCCAAAATGCGGTATCAGTCAGTCCCAACTTGCGCCCGATCCAGTCGCTAACACTCGACTTCACACCATCGGCGTGGGCCGACCGGACGGAGGGCGCGACGCTGCGAGCCAGAACCTTCGAAAAGGAGCTATTGGCCATGCGTCACCCCCCGGATGCCGCGAAGCAGATAGCCCGCCACAACGAAAGACACGACGGCCCCGCTGACCAAACACCAGCCGGGGCCAGCCAGCAGGTAGACGCCGCCGCCGAGCATGGCAACGCCTGCCAGCAGCACGAGTGCCAGCAGAATGATTGCTGCCTTCATAGATTTATCCGATAACGATGGGGTTGGCGAAGAACCCGTCCAGGCTCTGAAGCCCCCGTGGCTCAGGATTGAGCGACAGGAGAAAAACGGCGTCAAAGAGCGCCATGAGCGGGTCGATTTTTGCGCTGCCCGAAACCTGCTTGTTGATCGCCAGCGCGTTGCCCTGCTGTACGGTCTTCGCGTTGCCGACACACCAAGCCATCAACGGGCGCCCCCCGTGCAGCATTTCCTGCCCAGCGACCTTGCGTTCGGTGGTTTTGATCGCGCCGTTCAGGCGCCAGCCCTGCGAAATGGCGGTGATCTCTTCCAGCGTGAAGTCGCGTCCCGGGCTGGTGAGTTCGTCAACGATGTCGCCGATGCCGGAGCCGTCAACGCCGATGCACAGCTTCTCCGGCAACAGGCCCCGGTCGCGCACGCGGCAAACAATGTCCGCTACCTCGGCAACGTCATCGCCAGGCCGGTCTACGATTTTCAGGTCGCCCTGCTTATCGAAATCCAGCAAGGCGGGTGCAATTTCCGCCCGACGCTCCAAGACGATCTTGTGCGCCCACGCACGCCCCCAATGCAGCCACCGGCGCGTGTGGATCTCGCGCCCAACCAGGGCAAAGCCAAGCAAGTCGTCCAGACCGCCCCCGTCGATGCCGACCACGACCACCTCGCAGCGGTCAAGGAAGGCATCCAGATCGGCCAGGCCTGGATCGCCTTGCGCCACCCAGAAGTCGGCACCGGCCCAGCGGTTTGATCGCAAGCTGAGGCCGATCTGAACGTTCAGGTGTTTGGCCAGAAACTTCTGGCTCGACCCGTCATGCTTGCCCAGGTGCTTCTTGAGTTCGTCCTCCAGCCATTCAGCACTGACAGAACGACCAAGATTCGGGTTGGTGATGTAAAAGTTCTCCGGCAGTAAGTAGGCTTTCGCCTCGACCATTTCATCGGGGAACTCATAAAGTATCCCCAACGTCTTGCGGTCGTCGATCTTGCCGTCGCGAACGTCGCGCCAGTAATCCAGCTTTTCCTTGAAGACGCCCGCCGGCGGATCGTCGCTCTGCGTGGTCAGGTAGATCACCCACCCCTCATCGCGCGAGACCTGGCCGCCCAGCGCCTCCATGAACATCGCAGCAGCGTTCGCCCGCTTGCCGAACAGCCATAGTTCATCGACCAGGATGCGGCCGGACTTTTTGCCCGATACGGTGTCCGTGTCCGCAGCAACCACTTTCAGACTATTGCGCGTCACGCGGTGCGTGATGGTGCGAATGTGGTCCTGAATGTGGAACATGTCCGACAACTCTTCGTCCGAGCGAATCATGCTCGCTGCGGGCTTAAAGCTGTTGTCCGCGACTTCCTTGGTTGGCGCCAGGATCAAGTGTTCCTCTTCCTCGCGCCAGCACATGACCAGCGCCGTCAGCATGATGCCCGCTGCTATCGTGGACTTCGTGTTCTTCTTACTGATCAGCAACCCGTACTCGCGGATCAACTGTTTTCCCGTAGCGGCCTCATACCCCCCAAAAATTACGCGCACAAAATCGAACACCCATTCTTCGCTGCACTCGCCGAAGGTGGGCTTGCCCGGCAAGTCAACTACCCGCAACTGCTTGAAGATGTTCAGTGCGTATTCGGCCTGGTCTGGGTAGATCGGCGGCGGAATGATCGACTTTCGCGTCCGCAGGCGTTCCGCCCAATCGGGGCATGCCGTGGTCCAGGACATGGCTTACCCCTTCCCGACAACGCGCAGATGCGTGGGAGGGGGAGGCGGAGCGAACCGCCCACCGGTAGCAGCCTTATTTGCTGCCTCCTGCTTGGCCCCCTTCTTGCCCTGTTCGGCAACTTTCCCGTGCGTGAACGGCATGAGCGCTTTGGCAGCTTCCAGCCGAAGCTTCGGCTCTTCCCTCGTGTCGTTCATTATGGCCACCAGGACAGCTCGCGGATCTGAGGT